TGTAACTTCCGACGACGTTCACTTCATTTTGTTCTCCCCCACTAAGCCGCCCTGTCTCCTCCAAGCAGGGCGGTTCTTTTATTAGGTGTCATGGCTAAACGACGTATTACAAAAGCTCAGATGACTGAGATCTGCGAGCGCATTGCAGAGGGCGAAAGCCTCACCCGTATATGCAATCAAAGCACAGACCTGCCCAGCTGGCGTACAGTGCTGCGCTATGTCCAGGACGATGAGGAAGCTTATACACAGTACAGAACAGCTAGAGCGTTGCAGTGCGAAGTAATGCGTGACCAGATTATAGACCTCGTTGAAGCGCCATTACCCGATGACCCGAAGCTGGCTATGGCAGAGGTACAGCGTAGAAGGCTAGAGGCAGACCACAAGGACAAGCACATAAGGCAGATGCAGCCTCTCGGCATACGAGACAAGGCAGAGGATAGCAAGCAAAGCAGCGGAACTGTGACGCTGAGCTGGGGCAATGCCGAACCTGTAGTGATAAGCTAGCTATATATATAACAGGCTTTGTGTGTCAGTGCTCGCGCGCACGACACCCCCAAGCTTTTGTTTTATGAAAAGCTTTGTATGCCCGGCGCTGCTTGTGACCGAGCTGTGACCCAGCAGGCTGTGAGCCTAGAGAATAAAGGATGTGGGTGCGGGATACGTACCTGTTTTATGCAGGGATTTACTAAAACGACACCCCCACCACCCCCAGACTAACCCGCCGATCTGTATACATATATAACCTTATCATGAGCCTGTCGCTTACATGAACATCGAGATACCCTACACGCCAAGACCCCTGCAAGCCCAGCTACACGCAGAGCTAAGCAAGAAGCGCTGGGGCGTGGCTGTACTGCACAGGCGAGCTGGCAAGACTGTCATGGCGATTAATCACTTGCTGAGAGAGGCTGTGCTTAATCCGCATACTAATCCGCGCTGTGCGTATATAGCGCCCACCTACCGGCAGGCTAAGGCTGTTGCATGGGATTATCTCAAGCAGTTTGCTGGCAAGATACCGATGGTACGGTTTCATGAGACTGAGCTGCGCTGTGATTTGCCGAATGGGGCCAGGATACAGCTTCTTGGCGCTGAGAACCCGGACAGCCTTCGCGGTATTTATCTTGATATGGCTTGTCTCGATGAGATGGCTGACATGCCGGAGAGCTTGTTTCCTGAGATTATCAGGCCGGCGCTGAGTGACAGGAAGGGCAAGGCTCTCTTTATTGGCACACCCAGAGGCCATAATGCTTTTTATGAGCTCTATACGGCGGCTGAGCAGCAGGATGACTGGTACACAGCTATTCATAAGGCTAGCGAGACTGGCATTTTAGATGCTGAGGAGCTACAGGCCGCTAAGGCTATGATGTCTGCTGACCAGTTCGAGCAGGAATTTGAGTGCTCATGGGTTGCAAATGTGCCCGGTGCTGTTTTTGGCAAAGAGCTTCAAGAGGCTCAGGAGAAGGGCCGCATCAGTTCAGTTCCCTATGACCCGACTGTGAAGGTGGATACCTGGTGGGATCTGGGTGTTGGCGACAGCACTGTGGTCTGGTTTACGCAAAGCGTTGGCCGGGCTGTTCACGTTATAGATTTTTATGAAAATAGGGGTGAGGGGCTGCCGCACTATGCCCGGATGCTTCAAGACAAGGACTACCTGTACGGCACACATAATGCCCCGCACGACATTGAGGTGCGAGAGATGGGCAGCGGCAAGAGCCGGCGTGAGGTCGCATGGGACTTAGGAATTAATTTTAGGGTAGTTGCAAAGCTGCCTGTAGAGGATGGATTACATGCTGCACAGATGCTTATACCACGCTGCTGGTTTGACAAAACAAACTGCGGTCCTGGCTTGGAAGCCCTTCGCCAGTATCATCGCGCTTATAATGAAAGGCTTAGGACGTTCAGAAGCACCCCGGTACATGACTGGAGCTCACACGCAGCCGATGCCTTTAGATACCTCGCCGTTGGAATCAAAACCAGCCAAGCGTGGGAGAGGGCGCCCCAGAAAATCGCAGACAGCCAATACAACCCGCTAGGGATGATCGCATGAGTTTTTTAACGCCAAAAGTAAGTATGCCCCCGCCAGCCCCCCCGCCGCCGCCAGCGCCGGTAACGCCTTCTCCTGTTGTTAAGGCCGGCACAAGTGAGGTCGAGAAGACCAAGAAGAAGAATAAAGGCAAGGCGACAATGAAAACCAGCCAGGTAACAGGCTCACAGGGCGTCACGACAGACGCGCCCATAGAATACAAATCTCTCCTTGGAGGCAAATGATGGGCGGTATTGTACGCAGAATTAAAAAAGTTGTGAATGAGGGCGCCAAAGCAGCTGGCTTAACGCCGTCCAAAGCGGATATAGCAGCCGAGCAAAAGAGAGCTGAGGACGCAAGAATGGCGCAAATGCAGGCCGATGTGGTTGATGCGGCTGAGCCGGATGCGCCAGACGATGTGATTTATGCAGGCGAGCAAAGCAGCGACGCGCCAAAGAAAAAGAAAAAAAGACGCTCAGGCACAATCCTTACAAGCACTAAGGGCGTGATGGGCGATGCTCCTACCGAGCAAAAAACTTTACTGGGTGGCTAGATGTCTGATGAAATAGCACAAGTCCTGATTAAGCGCTTTCATAGCCTGGTAACACAACGCCAGACCTGGGAAGCGCACTGGCAGGAAATTGCGGATTATGTCGTGCCGCGCAAGGCAGACGTTACAAAGAACCGCTCGCCGGGCGATAAACGCTCCGAGCTGGTCTTTGACGGCACAGCTATTCTATCAGCTGAGCTACTGGCCGCCAGCCTGCACGGTATGCTGACAAACGGCTCTACTAGCTGGTTTGGCTTGCGTTTTTCTGATGATGAGCTGAACAGCGATGATGAAGCTAAGGAATGGTTGCAGTCCGTTGAGGACGTTATGTACCAGGCCTTTAACCGTTCTAACTTCCAAGAGCAGATAGCCGAGCTCTATCTTGACCTAGTGACCTTCGGCACAGCTGTTATGTTTGTTGATAAGGACGATGAGCAGCAGGTGCGCTTCAGCACCCGGCATATCAAAGAGTGCTTCTTGTCCGAGGATGATAAGGGGCGGGTTGATACGGTATTTCGTCAATTTAAAATGCCGGCACGGGCCGCCATGAATAAATTCGGTGAAGAAAAATTCAATAGTAAAATATTACAGCGCGCTAGAGAGAACCCATATGAAGAAATAACGCTGATTCATGCGGTCTATAGCAGGGATGAGCGCGACATAACAAAGGTCACAGCTGAGAATAAGCCCTTTGCGTCCGTCTATATTGAGCCAGACCAGAAAGTTGTGCTGTCCGAATCGGGCTTTGACGAATTTCCTTATATGGCACCCAGATTTTCTAAGAGCAGCTTCGAGCTTGGTTACGGAAGATCCCCCTCGATGACAGCATTGGCAGATATTAAAATGTTGAATCGCATGTCCGAGGTGACAATCCGGGCAGCACAAAAACAGGTAGACCCGCCGCTGCTAGTGCCAGATGACGGCTTCATGTTGCCGGTCAGGACAGTTCCGGGCGGTCTAAACTTCTATAGATCAGGCACACGCGACCGCATTGAGCCGCTCAATATAGGCGCGAATAACCCGCTAGGGCTCAACATGGAAGAGCAGAGGCGCGGCGCAATCCGGGCGGCTTACTATGTAGACCAGCTCATTCTAGGCACCGGGCCGCAGATGACGGCCACGGAGGTTGTCCAGCGCACAGAAGAAAAAATGAGATTGCTGGGGCCGCTCACCGGCAGACTGAGCCAGGAGCTGCTGCAACCGCTGATAACCCGCGTCTATAGCATCCTGTCACGCCAAAAGGCATTTGCCCCGGCGCCAGACTTTATGCTGAACCAGAACTTAGAAATTACATATGTGAGCCCATTAGCCAAAGCACAGCGTCAGGGCGATATCCAGTCTATGACACGCCTGCTAGAGCTCATGACACCGCTCAGCCAGCTAGACCCATCCATTATGGATTATGTCGATAGTGACGGTATATCGCGCCATCTCATTAAAATCCTGTCAGTGCCTGCCACTGCCGTGCGCGGTGACCAGGAGGTTGCTATTCTGCGCGCTCAGCGCCAAGAGCAACAGCAAGCAATGGCACAGCAGCAGGAGATAATGCAAACAGCTGAGGCCGCCGGCAATGCCGCGCCAATGGTTCGCGCGCTAGATGCAGCCGAGGCAGCTGAATAGTGACGCCAGAAGATACTTTACAGCTCTATAAGACCGTTTTTGGAAGCAAGGACGGCGAGAGGATACTTGAGGATTTGGGTGTTAGGTTTTGTGAGCACAGCTCGACATTCTCTAATGACCCGCATGAAACAGCCTACCGTGAAGGGCAGCGCACGGTTTTACTTTTTATCAGGTCTATGCTGCGTGACCGCAAACAATTAAAGGATATGATTGAAAATGAGTGATGAACAGGTAGCGGATGTCTCTGTATCAGAGGTAGCACCGTCTGTCGCCAGTGATTGGCGCACTAGCGTTCCAGAAGAAATTCGGGGACATAAATCATTAGAACATATTTCAGACGTAGGAGCGCTAGCTAAGTCTTATGTCAACGCGCAGTCAATGATTGGCGCTGATAAGATGGCGATCCCCGGCAAACACGCCACCGATGAGGACTGGGGCGAGGTTTACCGCAAGCTAGGCCGGCCAGATAGCCCTGATGGCTATGAGCTAAACAACGAAATGCCCGAGGGCGTTGAGCAGTCAGATGACATGATTGCCTGGTTTAAGACCGCCGCGCATGAGGCAGGGCTTACGCCGTCGCAAGCTCAAAAGCTTTTGGGCGGCTATAACGAGTTTCTAGGCAGTATGACCGGCGCTGATGAGGGCCAGGTGCAACAGCTCAGAGAAACAACCGAGATAGAGCTTAAAAAGGAATATGGCGCCGCATTTGAGGACCGCATCAATAACGGCAATGCTGCAATGCAACAGTTTGGCGATAGCGAGCTGTCAGAAATACAGCTGGCTGATGGCCGTCTCTTAGGCGACCATCCCGGCATTATTAAGATGATGGTGAACGTAAGCGAGTTCATTAATAACAAAATTGGTGAAGACAGCTTGGTAGGCACAAAGACATCCGGCGGCCTGACGCCAGATGATGCAAGGGAAAAGCTTGCAGAGATTAGAGCCCCAAGCTCGCCATACTGGGATCAGCGCCATCCTGAGCACGGTTTTTATGTGCAGGAAGGGCTGAGGTTCCAGGAGATGTTAAATGTCGGAGCATGAAGATAGAGAGTTCCGACTAGAAGTTCTGCGTCTAACGATGGAAACCGGCGCGCAAACCGTTATCCAGAACCCGTTAGAGCAGGCTGAAAGAAATTTGCAATGGTGTTTAACCCCGATTGACAAGCCACTGGCCCAATCAGCAAAGGCACTAAGCAAGAAACCCGGACAAGCTGCATAGCCCCGGTCGGCGCAACCGTACTGCAAAAACCTTTGTCCGTCATTCCGGCGGGTAGCAAGCAAAAACAACTGCAACGCAAAGGGAGACATTCACATGTCTGCACAAATCACCACCGCGTTTTCCCAGCAGTTTAGCGCCAACGTACAGCTGCTTTCTCAGCAGACCGGCTCGATCCTTCGGGGCGGCGTCGAAGAGGAATCAGTAGTCGGAGAAAAAGCTTTCTTTGACCAGGTTGGAGCAGCCGCTGCGATTAAACGCACATCACGCCATTCGGACACACCGATGGTTGAAACACCCCATTCTCGCCGCATGGTGACAATGGAAGCCTATGAGTGGGCTGACTTAATTGATGACGCTGACAAAGTACAGATGCTCATTGATCCAACAAGCACATATGCCAGAGCAGCAGCAGCTGCAATGGGTCGTGCAATGGACGATGCAATCATCGAAGCAGCAATCGGCGCATCACTGACCGGCAAAGCTGGCGCAACAAGCACTTCTATGCTTAGCGCAAACCAGATTGCTAATGGTTCAGCCGACCTAACACTGGCGAAGCTAATCACGGCCAAGAAAACTCTTGACCTTGGTTCAGTTGACCCATCAATCCCACGTCATATTGCTGTGGGGCCAGACCAAGTTGAGGCGTTGTTAAACACCACATCTGTAACTAGCTCTGACTTTAATACAGGGAAGGCACTTGTACAGGGTGAGATTAACACGTTCATGGGCTTCCAGTTCCATGTAACAACACGCCTATCTAAGACTGGCAACATTCGTAGCTGCTTTGCTTGGGCCCAGGACGGCATTAAGCTAGCGGTTGGCAAAGACGTACAATCACGCATCGATGAGAGAGCTGATAAGTCTTATTCTACTCAAGTGTATTACTGCGCCCAGTTTGGCAGCACTCGGATGGAAG